GTCTACTACGAACTCGGATACGCCCACGGAATCGATAAGCCCACGATCCTCCTGAGCGACCGGAAGAGGGAAGAGCTCCCCTTTGATGTCTCGGGCTTCCGTACCCTCTTCTACGACAACACGATCGGAGGCAAGAGCGTAGTCGAGGAGCGTCTGAGGAAGCACCTAGATGGCATAGCCGCCTAACTGGCCTGTGGAGCCGCAGCTCAACGGGTGCCACAAAGGCCGATCGGAGGTTTACTCGCATGACAACCCTGAAGGAGGATTTCGACCGACTCGTGAGCTGGTCCAAGGTACTCGCCACAAAGGCGGAATCCACCGGTCCCGTCGTCCAGGAGATCCTAGCGGGTCAGCGGCAGCTGCCCGAGGGCTGCCCCACCAAGGAATCGTTGGCAGCCATGGAACTAAGTGGCGTCAGGCAGGCGTTCGAGGAGGTCGAGGCGGCATACCGGGACGTGCAGAAGAGACTCTGAACAAGCTGGTCGCACGCGCAGGCCATCGCGCCGGCGTCAAGCACCCGAACCCACGCCACCGCGCAATCAACCCGCATCTCTTCCGGCACACGTTCGCACGCGAGTGGAAGAGAAGGGGCGGTAACTCGGAGTTCCCTTCCAAGATACTCGGTCACAACTCGGTGGCGGTGACCATAGACCTCTAAGGCACCAAGAGCGTCGAGGACCTCCAGGAAGATTATCGACGAGTCGTGGCGAAACACAACGGTTCCTAGAGGGGCTCTGCCAGCCGGGAGGCAAACGGGATGACAGAAGATAAGCTGGGAGAGGGGATCGCGGGGCCCGCGAAGGGTGAATTCGTGTCGCCCCCCGAAGGCAGCGATGTAGAGCAACCACTAGAGGCTCTGCCGCAAGAGGAGGAATTCTGGCGCCCGCCGGTGCGCTTCGGGAGCATTCCGGTCGAAAAGGAGCCCTTGGGCTGGGATCGGCGGCGCGGCTTCCGCAAGTTGTTCCCCGTGGTCATGCTCCCGACTCAAGTGGTAGAGCGCGTATCCTTCGGGCATGCGCAGCTGCAACCGAATCGCCTCTTCTGGGGGGACAATCTCCACGTAATGCGACAGCTGCCTTCCGAGAGTATCGACCTCATCTACATCGACCCGCCCTTCTTTTCCGGGAAGCAATACAACGTGATTTTCGGCGACCAGAACGAGCTGCGCTCGTTCTCGGACATTTGGGAAGGCGGCATGCCCGGCTATCTCATCTGGCTGAATGCCCGGCTCTATGAAATGAAGCGCGTACTGAAGAAAACCGGGAGCATCTATGTGCACTGCGACTGGCACGCCAGTCACTACATCAAGGTGGAAATGGACAAGATATTCGGGTACGACAACTTCCGGAACGAGGTGGTGTGGAGCTACAACACCAGGACTATGACCACGGCCTGGTTTGCCAGGAAGCACGACGTCCTTCTCTTCTACTCAAAGACACGTGGCATGGCGTTTAGCGCGGACGCTGTCCGCGTTCCCCATCGGCCAGAGAGTCTTGTTCAGTATGACCGCATCGACGAGGACGGTAGACGGTACAAGCAGCAAAGCCACGGCAAGAGGACATACTTGAATGAGCTCGGCCAGCCCTGTCCCGATGTCTGGGAGATTCAAATCCTCGGATCGAGGGATAAGGAACGGATCGGATACCCAACTCAGAAGCCGTCCAGCCTCCTTGAGCGCGTGATCAAAGCGTCCGCCAAGCAGGGAGAGATCGTGGCCGACTTTTTCTGTGGTGGCGGAACGACAGCTGCGGTCGCTCAAAAGCTTGGTCGCCGTTGGATCGCGTGCGACCAGTCGCGGGTGGCAGTGGCGATCACTGCCGATCGTATCAGCCGGCTAGTCGAGGAGGAGGTCGGCGGCCTGTTTCCGGTACCCGATTTCACCGTGGAGCATTGGGGCGTGTACGAGGCTGGCCGTCTCTCGAGGACACCACGAGAGCATTTCCGCGAGTTTGTGCTACGCGCCTTCGGGGCGAGGACGGACAATTCGGCACCGGGTATCCATGGGATGAAGGGGGCCGTACCTGTTTGGGTTGGTGAACCAGACCAGCGTTCGGCGGTGGGGCCCGACGAGGTACAGAACTTCGCCAACGCCATCCGTAAAACCGTGCGCTACCAGCAGGACAACCTCCGCGACGGTATCATGCTAGCTTGGGCATTCAGGCCCGACGCCGTAGCTGCGGCGGAGCGTTTGCGTGACCTCGAACAGACCGACCTTAACTTCATCCGGCTGGAGCAGGTCCGCGTCGATTCACCCAGATTCCGGGAGCACATCGCTGCCCTTTCGACCGACCACGCAGACTACGAGAATTTCCTCACTTTCGTACAGCCTCCGAAGGTGGAGGTCGGTTGGAAGCGTATCTCCACCAGGACGTACAAGTTCGACGTGAGTGAGACCGCAGTGCTTAACCCCGGGGCCAAGATCATCAATGTCCAATGGGATTTCGATCACGGCGAACGTTTCTCCAGCACGTCGGGCTATTCCTTTCTGCGCGGCAAGAAGAAGGAGCCCGCGCTGCAGGCTCAGTACGAGTTCCCCAGCACGGGGACCTTCCGCATCGGGTGCAAGGTTCAGGACGACTTGGGAGGCGAGGGCTTCTGGGTCGGCAACGTCGAGGTTGAGTAGCTGATGTTCAACGAGTTCGCACGGCACGAGCAGGGATTCGCTGATTGGCGGCGGGACGGGTATCCCGGCGTCAAGACCGAAACCTACCAGTACATAGACTTCCTAAGCGCCCCTGACGATGACCAGTCTCCTCGCGAAGGCACGCTTTGGCCGCACCAGTGGCAGGCTTTTCTCCGTGTCGTCTACTGCCACGAGGTGCTTGGCTCCGGGACGATCGGTGACAAGGGAGTGCTGCTTAACGTCGTCACTGGCGGTGGCAAGACAGCGGTGATCGCCGCGACTGTTGCCTGGCTGAGAATAGTCCACGACGTGCGCAAGTTTGTGCTCCTCTGCCCAAACCTGATCGTACGGGACCGACTAGAGGAGGACTTCGAGGGCGGCAAGGTCTTCACGGACCGCGGCCTGCTACCCCCCGGTCACACAAGGCCTGGCGATTTCCGATTGACCACGCTCGGAGCCAACAAGGACGGGGGCTGGGCCAGCCTCCTCAGCGCGGATGTCGTCCTGGGTAACATCCATCAGTTCTACCTGAGCAACAAGTCGGGCCAGAGCAACGTGTCTGCGCTCATGAACGGACCGGAGTTCGCCCTGTTCAACGACGAGGCACACAACTCACCCGCACAAGAGTACGACGCCACCCTCCAACGCATGTCGGACAAGGTGGTGCTGCGCCTCGACACTACCGCGACCCCGGACCGCGCCGACGGAAGGACCCCTGACAGCGACATGATCTACGAGTACGGGGTCGCAGATGCCCTAGCTGACGGCCTCATCAAGACCCCGGTCGTCTACCAGCCAGACATCAAGACGGTACAGCTGACGTACACCGACGCCAAGACCGGCGAGCAGCGTCGCGTCGAGGAAATCGACTGGTCTGAGGTGGACCGCCTCGGGCTCAGCGCCACGCAGTGGGTTACGGACGACGAACCGATGCGCCAGCAAATGGCGATCGCACTCCGTCGGCTCGAGGAGCAGGAGCTGCGGGCCAAGGAACGCTACAACCCAATCCTCTTCGTCGTCGCCGTAAGCAAGGCCGACGCCGATCGAGCAGCGCACACGCTGAACAAGTACTTCAAGGTCAAGACGCTCCTGGTGACCGAGGACAGCGACGAGATAGACCGACAGAAGGCAAGGGAGCTTGGCAGAGAGCAGCGAACTGGCAATCCCTATAGGGCGGTTGTGAGCGTACTCATGCTCCGGGAGGGCTGGGACGTTCCCGAAGTCGGAGTCGTGCTGCTCCTGCGGAAGTTCAGCAGCAGTGTCTACGGCCAGCAGGTGATTGGGCGCGGCCTGCGGCGCGTGCGCCGGAGAGGCATCGCGCCCGATGAGCCGCAGATCTGCGCGATCGTGGACCATCCGAAGCTGGAGCATCAATGGCTCTGGGACATCTTCGGCAGCAGAGTGCGAACGAACGTTCTGATCGACGAATCCTTCGATGAGACCGAGGACCTTCCTGAGCCCCCACCGAAGCAGGAGCTCGTGACTCCTGAGAACGTCATCGATGTCCCGGAACCTGATCCGGACTTCATGGATCAAGGCGAGTTTGACTTGGGGGACATCGAGGGGCCTCCGGAGCCGCTTGAGAGATGGCGAGAGGCGCTGGATGCCCTTGAGTACGACCCGACGGTTATAGAGATCACAAAGCTCGAGATCGATGGTGTCATAGGCAGAGAGCTGGCTGGCGAGGGATGGACCACGATTCAGAGCATTGCCGAGACACCGGCTGGTGGCGGAGACGCCGCAGTCGAGATCTCCGACGCAACCCTTCGAGATGCCATCAAGGAGAGCGTGCTGCAGATGGCCGAGGAGATGACGATTCAGGCCGGCTACGCGGCCGGCTTCAAGAGTGAGGTCTACAGCGCCCTCATGGCCCATATCCGTGGGCGCTTTCTCAACGGTTCATCCCTGGGACTAGCGGAGCGCGATGAACTCCTCTTCGCCTGGCGTATGTTGCCCCAAGTGAAGAAGAAGGTCTCCGGAGTCCCTGGGCTGATAGCGGGGATCATCGAGTATGGCCGTCAGTAAGCACGGGGTGTTTCCGGAGCCGAAGAAGAGCCCGTACAACTTCGAGCGCTACCAGAGTGACCTGGAGCGCCGTATGATGGTGCGCCTTGACGGGGACCCCACAGTGAGGAAATGGATGAAACGCCACGGCATCTCCATCCCATGGATCGACAATCAGAAGCACCAGAGGCGGTACGTCCCGGACTTCATTGTCGAATACGTGGACGGGAGAAAGGCCATCATCGAGGTGAAGGACCCCAGTCGCCTAGACTCCGACGACGTCCAGCGGAAGCGGAAAGCTGCCGAGATGTGGTGCAAGCAGCGCCATATGGAGTACATTCTCGCCACCATCTCCTAGCCTGCCTCGTGTCGCTCGCGTCATCCCCTCTTCAGCGACTCCACCAGACCAGGCAGCACCTTCTCCGCCGTCCGGCCGATGACGTAGCCGCCGAGTCCGATCTCCACGATGTCCCAGAGCTTCAGAGCCTCGGCCTCAGTGAGATTCGGGGCGGACCAGCCGAGCCAGCGGGCGACGATCAGTGCCACAAACACGAGCATCGTGATCGGGCGCCACGTGCGCTGGAGCCAGTTCTGACCCTGGGCCTCCGCCTTCACAACCTCGGCCGCAGCCTTCTCGATCTCGGAGGTCCGCTCAAGGACGGCGGCCTGGAGTGCCTGCTGCAGCTCGACGCGCTTGAGCTCGTGCTCCGGGTCCGGGAAGATGCGCTCAGCGACCGAGCCAGCGATCTTCCCGACGATTCCGATGATCGTTCCAAGCATGGTCCCCCCTCCTAGGCGTAGGCCCGGTTGAGCCAGCCGTTGCGGAAGGTCGTCTGGTCGGCGTCCCGCGCCACCCGTAGCCGGTACTCCCCGGCCGCCTCCGAACGCAGCGCCGCCAGGAGGACAGCTTCATCAGCTCGGTGGGCCGCGCCCCAGGTCTCGGGTCCGAGGCGGCCGTCGATCTTCACATGGATGCCGCAAGCCCGGAGAGCTCGCTGCAGGCAGAAGACCACCGTCTGCTCTCCCAGATTCACGGCGAGGTCGAAGACCTTGATGGCCACCGGCTCGGGAAGCTGCTCGTATCGGCGTCCCCGCCAGTAGCGCTCCCAGTAGATCTCGATCGCCTGCGCGCGAGTGAGCTCGCGCACGTTGACGTCGGGATTCCAGCGTTGCGCGATTCCGAACTTCGTCGGGCCGCCGTGGTCGTTCGGATGGTCCGTGTAGCTCTCCCCCTCGTGCTCGAGGACGATCTCTATCGCTCGTTCGAACAGCTCCCGGCTTGTCACGTCACCCCTCCCTTCTGGCGAGCTCCAGCCAGTGCCCGGCTACGTCGTTGCCTCGGTGACGCCGGCCGTGAGTTCGAGCGTGCCTTTCTCGATCGTGTAGACCTTGCCGGTCGCGAGCTTGATCTGGATGTCGTGGACGTAGCGCTTGGCACCGAGACCCTCGGTGTCCGTCTGTGTGAGATCGAACCGGAGATCCCCGTCCGTCCCCGGCCCGCCGGGCTCGACGATATGGCCGGTCCCGGGCACGTCAGTAGTCGTGATCTTCGTCTGGAGCCTGGCCTCACCGTCGGGCTGGCTCGGGTAGTGCTTCAGCGTGAGCCACGCGGATTCGATGGGCGAAGGCAGGTCCGTAACTGTGCGGCGGATCTCCAAGTCATCCCCGACCACGAACCCCGTGATCTCGATCGTGAGGTCTGACATCAGCTCAACCTCCTCGCCCCGCGGAGCCGCACGTCGTCGGGGTCACATCTCCTGGATGCACTGTGGACCCAAGAGACGGACCGGGTCTCGTCATGTGCCGCCGCTACGGCCCGCGTTCCGATGTGACGCGCCAGGGGTCCGAAGTAGACGGCCGTGGAACTGCAGCTTGCGATGCCGCGCCCCGTCACCGTGGCGCCGGCGGCCGCGGTGACCGCCGCGATCAGCTCGGCCGCGCCACGGCCGGTACCGGTGGAGGAACCGGCGGCTTCGACCGTGGCCGCGACCTCGACGGTTCCTCTCCCCGTCGCGATCGCCGAGCCGACCACGGAGGCAGTTGCGGATGCCGTCGCGCTCCCGCGTCCCGTGGCCGTGGCAGCCGGAACGGTGTACATGATGTGGAGCCTGCACTTCGCGAACTTGCGGTTGAAGTCCAGTCCCCAGGATGATTGACCACTCCCCTGAGTGCTGTCGTCCCAGACCTTGACGTCGGTCTCACCGGTTCGGTTGACGTAGGCTTCCAGGCCGTGTCCGTCCTGGTCGAGATCGAGCATCGTGCCGTGGCCGGGCTTGGAGTCCAGCGTCACCATCAAGGTGCCGGCGTTGAACTCGTCGGCGGTCCCGTCGAGCGCGGCCCCGATGAAGGTGCCGATGGAGAACTTGAGCCGGTAGATCTCAGGTTCGCCGAAGGGCTGAGTCTTGGACAGGTAGATCAGAAACCCGACGAACTCGATCTGCGCATGGTTGGGGATGCTCGAGGTGTTGAAGTTGAAGAACGCACGCCACTTCTCACCGCTGAGCGTCTGCTGCCCCGTCTGGCAGTTGCCCGACCCGGTGGCAGCGACGTAGGAAGACGGCGGAGTGAAGGTGATCTTCCCGCTCTTGATATCCAGGAATGGGAGCGAAGCTATGTAGATCATGGCAGTGGTATTCCCGAGCGGCTTCGAGGCCGTGCCTCGGAACCGCTGCTTGTGGTTTCAGAAAGCGCTTGGATACGGCGCTGCTATTCCATCCGAAGCTTCAGGTCCCCGGCCGCGATCTTCAGGACCCCGCCAGTACCGACCGTCTGGGGCTCGTCGAGCGCCCCGTGGTGGAGCAGGTCGCCGCCCGTGGCGGCGTCCCGGGCGCCGAAGTGCGTGATGGTCCCCCAGGGAGCCGTGGCCGTGGGGAAGGTGATGCTGTCGCCGTTGGCGACGAGCTTCCCGTCTCCGTCCGTCACCGCGAGGTTGAACTCCGGCGCCCCTCCCCCGCTCGGGTTGACGAGGACGCGCGCGTATCCACCCCCCGAGACTTCCGTCCCCGCGTCGGCGTCCGTAGGGTCGGACGTGTAGAGGGCGATGTAGATCCCGGCGGGCGGTGGAAACGAGACGCCGTTGTAGGTGTGGTCCAGGTACTTCGCCTCGAGGTAGTCCGACAATGCGCTCACGGTCTCTCTCCTCTGGCCGGGTGATGGGTCCGGCCTCATTCATCCTTGCGCTCAACGGCTCAAGACCTGCACCGGCTGGATCCGGCCGCGCCCGTTCGTGCCAGTGACGAGAGCAGCCTTGCTCCCGTCGCCGTTCCCGCCGGGGTTCTCTTCCTCTGTAGACTCACTCTCGTCGTTGTCGGGCTTCTTGCTGGACGCGGCGGCCTCCGCCGAGATCGCGATGCCGTACTCCCGCGCCAGTGCCTCTTCCCGCGCGAGCTCGGCGAAGACGTCCTCGAGGTCCTGGCCCTTCTCGGCAAGGAACCCGGTGCGCGTGCCGAGGCCGTTCTGGATTGAGATCACGGCCGCCTTCGCCTCCTTCTCCGGGTCGATCCACTGCCAACCGCGCGGCCGGTGCCTGACCGCCGTGTAGCGTGAGGGATCGCGCGAGGCGAGCTTGAGCGCGCCGGACAGGAGCGCCATGCCGAGCCAGGCCGAGTAAAGCGGCCGCCGCCACATGTCGATGAAGTCCTGCTGGATCGAGCGCCAGTCGTCGCGCTCGACCAGGGCGAAGCTTCGCATCGTGGAGTAGCTGACCCCTTCGGCGTCGTTGGCGAGCACGTTGTAGAACACGCTGAACCCGGAGGCGATCTTCCGGAGCATCTGCTTTATGAAGGCCGGGAACTGCGCCGTCGGATGCTCGGGCTCCCACGTCTTGAACTCGTAGCCGTCCGGCACGATCTCGAACGTCCCAGGGTTGGCCTCCATCCCGGCGGGGCTCGACTCGCTCGCGAGGTCCCCGACCACGGAGTCGGGCCTCTTCTCAAAGAGGCCCATCTTGGAGGCGCCGATCCGCGCGGCGACCGCCTCGCTCTCCTCGTAGGCGTTCAGCATGTGGGCGGGAACCATGACCGAATGGACCCACGTGACTCCGCGGGTCTGGTTCACGCGCTCGGGATCGTAGAGATGGAGCATCTCGGAGGCGGGCACGAAGTAGCGCTCCCGCATGAGATCGACAACGGAAGCGCTGCTCTTGTTCCAGACCCAGTACCCAACCGGGCGCGAGAGCGCGTCGACCTCGACGCCCATCCGGATCTCGTTCTCGCTCCCGCGCCTCGGCCGGTTGAAGGTCTCGTCGATGAGGTCCGCGTCGATCGCCTGGAGCGTGAGACGGTAGCGGTTCCCCTCGAACCCGCGCCAGATCCGAACGAAGGCCTCGCCGTCGCAGGCCATGGTCTTGAGTATGAGCTTCTCGAAACGGCGGAGGGTGAGCGTACCCTCGACGGTGACCGGCGAGCTCGCCCAGTCGTTCCAGGCCGCCTCGATGGCGGCGTTCGCCTCCGCGTCGGCCTCTCCGCCCGTCCTGACCTGGGCCTGGAGCTTGATCCCCATGGGGCCGATAACGTTGTTCGTCACGAGCCGGAAGTAGCGCTTGACGTAGCTGTTGTTGCGAGCGAGCTCGCGCGCCCGGGCGCGCAGGAGCCTGATGTCGCCGCGGATCTCATCGTCGGCGGAACGTGCCTGCGCGATCCAGTCGAGGAGCAGCCGGTGCACGCCAGCCCCATCGAAGACGCCTCTGCCGCCTCTGATCTCCCGCCAGGCGATCCGGAACGCCCTGCGCAGTCGCCGATGGAAGGGTCGCCGCTTCATCGGTCGAACCCCGTTCCGGTGAAAGAGACGAGGACCGGCCGCGTCACGAAGTCCGGGTTCTTCAGGCGTGCGAGGCGGGACTCGAGGCTCGATAGGAGGTCCACGGCCTCCTTGACCGGCATCTTCGAGACGGCGCGGCCGGCGATCTGGTAGGACTCCATCGCCGTGGGAAGGCGCCCCTCGATGTGTGATTTCAGGGCGGCGATGGCCCGCTCGAGCCACTCCTGCTCGCTGCCCTCGGTGGCCTCGGCCAAGTTCGGGAGGACTGTGACTACACCTGAGGCGACCTCGTAGACCTTGCCTCCGGCGTTGGTGACCCGCTCCACCCACTTGTAGAGCCCGGCCCCGAATGCGCCTCCGGTGTCCTCGGCGGCGAGGGTCACGACGAAGTCGTCCCCATCAGCGACGGCGGTCCTGGCGAGAACGCTTGCACCGGCGAGGTGGAGCCTGAAGGTCCACCCCGCGCCGGCCGGGTAGTCGGTGAACCGCCTGCGGTATCTGACCGTCGTGCCCGCGGCGAACGATTCGGGAAGTGCGGAGAGTTCTTGTGTCATGCGGCCACGCTGCCACACCGCGATTGGGGCGACCAACCTAAATGACATTTAGTTTGGTCGAGGTCTTCCGGATGCGTCATCAGTGGTCGCATGAGCAACGCACCGGTGAGTCCCACAACGACGCGCACGATCAAGGTACCGCGGATCCAGTACCGGGACTTCGACGTCGAGGTCGAGGCCCGCGCGGACGGCGGCGACGGTGAGGTCCGGCTCTACCCCGTCTCGTTCTCGAGCGAGGCGCCTGTCCGCCGGTTCTCCTGGGACACGTGGGAGGACTACGACGAGATCCTCTCGCACGCTCCGGGGGACGTCGACCTCTCCCGCGCGAAGAACGGCCTGCCCCTCATCAAGTCCCACCAGCGGCTCCTGCACTTCGGCTCGGTGACCGATGTCGAGCTCGACGAGAAGCACAAGCGGCTGCGTGGCATGGCGAGTTTCTCCTCGATTCCGCTGGGACAGGAACAGGAAACGATGCTCCGCGAGGGGCACACAAAGACGGTGTCGGTCGGCTACCAGGTCCTCTCGATGGAGATGGTCTCCAAGGACAAGAAGACCGGCATCGCCACGTACCGATGCACGTGGATGCCCTACGAGGTCTCCACCGAACCGATCCCAGCCGATCACAAGGTCGGCTTCGGCCGCACCCGCGCGGAGGCACGTGCGGGTGATGCCGACGTCGATCTCATCGAGTTCACGATTGAGGACACAGACCCCGGGGTCGCACCCCCTGAAGCGGTGGCACCGCTCACAGCGGACGGACCGCTCACGGAAGGAGAACGTGCCATGAGTGCCGTAGCAGGAACCCAGCTCACCGAGACCCCGGCGACGCCGGCGGAGGTGGTTGCAACCCCCGCAGAGACTCCGCCCGAGCACGCGGAAGTCCATGACCGCGGCGTCGAGGCGGCCGAGATCATGGAGATGGCCCAGGCACACGGGATGACGGACAAGGCGGCCGGGTGGATCCGCCGGGGCCTCACACCCGACCAGGCTTCCCGCGAGATCCTCAAGGCCGTGCGGACCCACGGCCCGGGGCAGCCCTCGGCCGAGTCGCTCGAGGCGATGCCGGCCAGGGACAAGAAGCGCTACTCGGTCCACCGTGCGATCCGGATGCAGGCCGAGATCATGGACGGCAAGCGGAGCCGCTGCGACGGGCTCGAGGCCGAGGTCCACGAGGAGCTCTCCAAGCACCGGACGGGCGCGGACCACGGCGGGATCCTCGTCCCGTGGCGGTTGGGCGGAGATGAGGAGCCCGGACAGAAGCGCGTCCTCGGCACGACCCAGCCGACCGGTGGCGCCACGCTCGTCGGCCAGCAAGTCATGCCGGACATGATCGATCTCCTCAGAAACCGCGCCCTTGTCCTCATCGCCGGCGCGCGGCTCTACCCCGGACTGCAGGGTGTCGTCTACTTCAACAAGAAGACCGGAGCGCCCTCCGTCACTTGGATGGAGGAGAACCCTCCGGCCGACGCTCCTCAGTCGGAGCCGGCCTACGGCTACGTCTCCCTCTCGCCCAAGACGCTGATCGGACAGGTCCAGATCCCGCGTCAGCTCCTCGTCATGTCCTCGATCGACGTCGAGGCCGACATCCGGAGCGACCTCGCGATCGGCCACGGCCTCGCGTTCGACCTCGGGGCGCTGCATGGGAAGGGCACTGACAAGCAGCCGGTGGGCATCTACTCGGCCGCCGACGTGCAGTCGCATCCGGTCGGGGGTGTGCCCGACCTCGAGGACATCACCACGATGCCCGCCTTGGTCGCGGATAAGAACGCGGACCTCGGGAGCCTCTCGTGGATGACGACCCCGCTCATGGCGGGGGTCCTGAAGCGCACGCCCGTCGTCTCCGGCTACCCCGTCTTCCTCTGGGTCGGCACGTATCGCGAGGGCGAGCTCAGCGGCTACCCGGGGCGGACCACAAACCAGATCTCGAAGACGCTCGGAGCCGGCAGCAACGAGCACGGGCTCATCTTCGGGAACTGGAACGACCTCCTCGTCGGCATGTGGGGAAACGACCTCGAGATCGTGGTCGATGTGGTGACCAAGGCGGCGCGCGGCCAGATCCTCATCACGAGCTACTCGATGGGTGACACGGTTGTCCGTCGCGGCGAGTCGTTCGTGAAGGGCACGGGCGCCACGATCTCGTAGGCCGGAGCGGAGGAACGGATCGCATGGCGGACCAAGTCAAGCTCACCATCGAGATCACGACGGGCCACTGCCTGGGTGGCGAAGGAAACGACGTCTACCCCGGCCAAGTCCTAGTGGCCCCGAAGGACCTTTCGATGGCGGATGCGAGGAAGAAGGTCCGGATGGGCTACGCCCGCGTCATCCCGAACGCGCAGGAGCCGGCTCCGAAGACCAAGGAGAACTCCGGACCCGCGGTTGTCACGCATGAAGACCCGGCAGTGGAGAGCCGGGATCCCGCCACCAAACCACCCAAGAGCACCCGCAGACGCCGGTCTCGTACCGGCGGGAGGTAACGGAATGACTCACCTGCTCAATGCGCTGGCCCAGGCCGTCGGCCTCGTGCTGGCGCCGGCTGCCCAGCGCACTTCGACACTTACAGGCACGGGGATCGACGTCCTCGACTACGAGGGCGTCGCGCTCGCCGTGCTCAACGCCTCGGCCGGCACGGGGACCACTCCCACGCTCGATGTGAAGCTCCAGCACTCGGACGATGACTCGACCTACGCGGACGTGACCGGCGGCACCTTCACGCAGGTGACCGACGCTGCCGAGACGGCCGGCGTTCAGGTCCTCAAGGTGAACGTGTCCGAACTCAAGCGGTACGTCCGCGTGATCGGGACGATCGCCGGCACGACGCCGTCGTTCGAGTTCGGCATCGAGTTCGTCGGCATCAAGAAGGCGAGCTGACGATGTCGGTTCTCGGTGAGGCGGACCTCGCGGCGATGCTGGAAGATCTCGCCGAGGCCGGAGGCGGCGTCGACGTGACACTCGGGGCCACGACCGTGACCGGACTGCTGGATCGTGAGGCCGTGGAGGTTCTTGGAGGAGAGATGCCCACGGTCGTTGCGGCTGACGAGACCGTCCACGTCCGGAGCGGGGCCCTCCCCGGCCTCGCTTCGGGCGCGCCGGTCACCGTGGGCGGCACGGATTACGTGGTTCTGAAGGTCCTGTACTACGGAGACGGAGCGATGACGCGCATCGCGTTGAGGAAGCCATGAGCACGATCCGCGAGCAGCTCGTCGCCTCGGCCGTCACGGCGCTCGCCAGCGGGGCTCCCTCGGGCGTGCCCGCGCCCGTGCGCACACGGCTCGACTCCCCGAGCGCCGACCAGCTCCCGGCGCTCACCGTCTACCAGGCCGCGGAGACGGTCGAGACGATGCGCGACTATCGCGCCGGCGGCACAAGCAGGGGCCCCATCGTCAGGCGCTCGCTCCTGTTGAACGTCGAGGTCCTGACGAAGGCCGGCGAGGGCGCCGAGCCGGACAAGACTGCTGATCCCATTCTCGCGTGGGCGACGAAGGCGCTCGGAGCGGCCGGAAACTTCGGCGGGCTCGCAAACCAGCCGGCGGACCAGGTGAGCACCAAGTTCGAGTACGAACAGGGCGAGACCTCGTTCTGCCGGGCGACGATGACGTTTCGGATCGAGTACCAGTCACGGGCGGACGACGCGGAAGCCGTGGCGTAGGGCCGCGGACCGCACCGCCGGGGAGGAAACCATGCCCGAGGTTGTGAACGGCAACAACATCCTGCTAGGCCGGGGCAAGATCTACTTTGACCGGTTCGATGCGAGCGGCGCGCGGACGGGCGAGTTCTTCCTCGGCAACTGCCCGACCTTCGAGATCACCCCCACCTCCGAGGACATCAAGAAGTACTCGAGCGCCGACAAGGCCGCGGACCTCATCGCCTCGGACGTGTTGAGGACCACGCTCGCGCTCAGGATCGTCGGGGACGAGTTCTCCAAGGAGAACCTCGCGATGGCCCTCTTCGGCGACACCGCGACGCTGTCGCAGACCGGCTCCTCGGTCACGGCCGAGGAGATCTCGGGCGTCCTTCAGGGCCGCTACTACCCGCTCTCCAAGCGCGATGTGAGCTTGGTGACGGTGACCGGCTCCGGTGGCGTGCCAACTTACGTCGTGGACGATGACTACAAGGTGGACGCTGTCAGCGGCCGCATCTACGTCGTCGAGGGCGGCGACATCACCGACGGCTCGGACATCGAGGTGGACTTCACCTACGAGACGATCGCGCTCCCCACCGTGCGCGGCATGAACCAGACCTCCATCAAGGGGTACTTGCGCTTCATAGGCGACCCCGCGCGGGGCCCCAAGTACGAGTGCGAGATCTGGCGGGCCTCCGTCCGGGCCGACGGTGCAATCGGGTTCATCGCCGACGAGTACTCGAGCTTCACACTAACCGGCGACATCGAATCGGACGCTGTGAACCACCCCAACGAGCCGCACTACAGGCTCATAAGGATCGCGTGATGGCGGTAGCACCGCGGGCAACTGAGAAGCACGTTCTCGGGGGGCGCACGTTCCTCACGGTGAAGGAGTCCACCGTCGAGCAGGACTTCCGGTTCCTCGCACTCGTCAGGCAGGCGCGGATCGACGAGGTCACGTTTGAGCCCGGAGAGAGCCCGGAGGCCTTCGCGCGGCGCCTCCTTGAGGTGGCGGTCGAGAGCGGGGCCATCCTCAAGATCCTCGGATGCCTCCTCGTTCCAGAGGAAGCCGCTCCGCGTGACAGGGACCCCGGGGAAGCCTGGACCCTGGAAATGGCGGAGGAGACCGCGCGGTTCCTGGGCGGGCTCAAGAAGCCCGAGGACAAGGACAAGATCAGGGGCCTCGTGCTCTCGCTCCTCATCCCTTTTGTCGAGAGCGGGATCGTCTCCTTGCGGACTTCGACGACGTCCTCAGACGGGGCGGTTCCGAACACGAGGAGGAGCCGACGGAGCCCGGGCGCTACGGACCCTGGACAGGGCTCGTCCTCGAGCTCGCCGACGGCGACCACGAGCGGGCGGAGCGGATCTTCCGCTGGCCGCTCCGGGCGGCTCTCGACTCCTTCCGCGTGAGAATGCGAACGGCGGCGCTGGAGGACTACCGGCACCGGCTCCTATGCTGGTGCGTCATGGCCCCGCACTACTCCAAGGGTTCGCGGCCACGTCCTCCGGCGGTCCCTGAGATCCTGAGAGGACGGCGCAGGAATGGCTGCTAGGCCCGACGTCAGGGTAAGACTCTCGGCTGAAGGCGTCGCGGAAGTCGTGGCGGCTTTGAAGCGCGTCCAGACCGAGTCGCAGAAGACGGCCCGGAAGCAGACGCGCGGCTTCCGGGGCCTGAACCGCATCCTTGGGAGCACCACCAACCTCCTGGGCGGCCTCGGTATCGCGCTCGGGGTCCACCAGTTCCAGCGGTGGATCCGTGGCGCCGTCGATGCCGCCGACGCGATCGCGAAGACCGGGAAGCGTGTCGGCGCCGCCGTAGAGAACCTCTCCGCACTCCATCTCGTCGCCAGGATCTCCGGCTCCAGCCTCGAAGAAGCGGCCAAGGCACTCGCCAAGCAGAACAAGTACATCGGCGAGGCCGCGGCCGGGAACCCCAAGGCGATCGCCTCGTTCCGCGATCTCGGCCTGACATTGGAGGACTTCAAGGGCAAGGACGCCGTTGAGATTTTCGAGCTGATCTCGCAGCGGATCACCGCCCTCCCGAGCGCGGTCCAGCGCGGCAAGGCGGCCATGGACATCTTCGGCCGCTCCGGCTCGAATCTCATCCCCACAATGAAAGACCTCGCGGACGAGGGCCTCGGGGCTGTGATCGTACGCGCGCGTGAGCTCGGCGTGCTCATCGATGCGGACCTCGCGGCGTCCGCCGAGCGCATCAAGGACGACTTCGAACTGCTCAAGGCTCAGTCCGAAGGGCTGGGCACGCGCCTGGCGGCCGGTCTTGTGCCGGAGGTCTCGCAGGCCCTCCAGACCATCAGCGGCGATCTCGCGCAGACCACGGACGCGTGGGAGTCGTTCGGTGCGGGCATCGGGCGGGTGATCAAGTGGATCGTCGCCGTCGTCTCGGCCGGCTTCGACTACGCGGGGACGTACCTCGGCATGATGATGAGCGCGATTGACGCGGGGATCCGTGGTCTGGTGGACCTCATTCGCGGCGTCCTCGACAGCGCGCGGCGGCACATGCAGACGTTCGGTC